GCTACAGGTGACGTAGCCAAATCTCAAGAATTGTTAAACCTATCGTTAGATATTGCAGCTGGTACTGGTAAAAGCGTTACCCAGGTATCACAAAGCCTACAGAAGGCTTACCTAGGGCAGACTGCCGCCATTGGCCGTTTAGGCGTAGGTATATCTAAAGCCGAGTTAGCCACAGGTAATTTTGAGGATATCCAGAAAAAACTAAATTTATTATTTGCTGGTCAAGCTACTAGTGCTGCCAATAGTTACCAAGGATCGTTAGATAAATTAACAGTAGCCTCTAATAACGCTAAAGAAACTATCGGAAAAGGCTTAGTAGATGCTTTAGCAATTCTAAGTAATTCCAGCACCGTAGATCCAACGGTATCAGCCATTGACAAAATTTCTGATGCGATGGCAGGCGGTATTAAAGAAACTGCTAAATTTATAAAAGTTGTACAAACTTTATTTAGTGATTTAAGTTTTTTTAGTAATAAAAACACAGTAGCTGAAGCATTAAGAATCAAAATGGGTACTGGCTTTACCACACCTATGACTATTTCTAGCCAGGATACTCAACGGGCAGACAAACTAGCTGCGGATGCTGCTAAAAAAGCCGCTGCCGCTAAAATTGCAGCAGAAAAAGCGGCCGCTAATGCAAAGATTAGAGCCGATAAACTAGCAGCTGCTAATAAAGCAAAACTGGATAAAGCTGCTGCCGTATTCGATCTGCAAAAGATTCAAATAGCGGCTGCCTTAAAAGGCAAGATCAGCGATGAGGAAAAGACTCGCCTATTGCTTATGCAGGCTATTGCAGATGAGGATGCTGATAAGGCCGAAAAACTAGCCAAAAAACTAGAGGATATTCAAAAGCAAAACGCCAAGATTGCTGCTGATCTCTTAGCAATCGGTCAGGCTAAAGATCCGTTTGCTACTTGGGCAGGCAGTTTATCTTTAGCTTTAATAGAGCTTGGTAAATTTGGTAAAGGAATAGCCGATGTTCCTGGCTTAGTTCCTGGAGTAAATTTTAATCCAAACCAAAACAAAGACCGTAATTACGATATGAAAGTAGCAGCAGTAGTAGGTGCAATTACTGGTAATGGCGATACTGCTGGCGGTGATGTTGTTATTGAAAGCATTTTTGCAGACGATGACACCATTGACGCTATTTTAGAAAAGGTAGAAAATGTTGCTGCCGATGCCGCAGCTGCGGCTGAGGCTGCCGCTGCATCTGTATCAGAGTCACAAGCTGTTGTAGATTTCTTAGCACAGGCTGTTACCAATAATGACCCTGTTGCTGGTGTAAATTTCAACCCCGGGCAAAACAGAGATCGTAACTTTGATGCTGGCTACAGTAATGCCCCTACTATTATCGTAAATAATAATGGCTCAGTAATTATGCAGGATGAGTTCGTAGATGCTGTAAATAATGCACTATTAGCAGCTGAACGAACTGGCTATAATCGAACACCAGCAGGGTTTTTAATTACATGACAGTCCCAACGATTAACGCGGTTATTAACTTTTCTACTGGCCCGAGTTTCGCCCAGGCATTTATTATCGGCGAAGGCATATTTGGTACTAACGTTTTGGCAGACTCAGCTGCAGTTATCGTAGATGTTAGTAACGTAGTAGATAGCGTAACGATCAAGCGCGGCCGCAATCCACAGGTAGATGAATTCCAGACAGGTACGCTAACCCTGCGCATCGTAGATCAGTCAGGCGCGTTCAATCCGCAAAACCCGGGCAGTCCCTATTTTGGCCTACTTGATCCAATGCGTAAGGTATCTATTTCGGCTACATATTTAGGCGTTACTTATCCTATGTTCTCAGGGTTTATTACAAGTTATACAACTACTGAGCCGCGTAACGCTACAGATGTTGCCTATACAACTATTCAGGCGGTCGATGCCCAGCGACTAGCGCAAAATGCTCAAATTGCTACCGTTACAGGTGCAACTGCAGGCGATCTAAGTGGCACAAGAATTAACCAAATCTTAGACATGATCTCATGGCCAGAATCGATGCGTGATGTTGATGCAGGTTTAACTACTATGCAGGCAGACCCCGGTACAGCTCGTACATCGCTAGCCGCATTACAAACTGTTACAAATAGTGAGTACGGCGCGTTCTACGTTGATGCATCGGGATCGTTCGTATTTCAAGATCGCACCGTTACTACTGCAAGCATTGGTGGTACGCCTACCGTGTTTAACGATAACGGCACAGATATTGCCTATGCTAATGCAGTTTGGCGTTTAGATGACACCCTTGTATTTAACCAGGCTAACGTGAGCCGTGCAGGTGGCACAGTTCAAAATGCTACTAACGCAGCTAGTGTCGAAAAATATTTTGCCCATACTTACAATATTCAGAATTTACTTATGCAGACCGATGCGGTCGCGCTGGACTACGCCCGTGCCTACGTTGCAAGCCGCGCTGAAACTAGCGTTAGATGCGATGCGATCGAGCTAGACCTTTACACAGATAATTACGCCAATGGCATCGTAGCCGCGCTTGATCTTGATTTCTTTGATCCTGTAACGATCACGACAAATCAGCCGGGTAGCTCGACTCTGACAAAAACACTTCAAGTATTTGGCGTGGCACACAGCGTTACACCGAATAAATGGCGCACTACCTTTACTACACTTGAGCCCGTGATCGATGGGTTTATCATTGGTAATGCTAACTATGGGGTTTTAGGACAAAATGTACTTTCATACTAGAGGAGATAAATAAATGGCCACAGGGTTCCCAGCAGTTACGGGCGACGTTTTAACTAGCGGCATGTTTAATGGCCTTGTGGCCTTTACGCTTAATGCTCAAACAGGTACGAGTTATACAGCGGTATCAACCGATCAGTACCAGGTGCTAGTAACGATGAATAACGCAGCTAGTAATACCTTTTCAATACCTACCGATGCCACGTTAGCGTTTCCTAATGGCACAGCTATTACAGTGCTACAGATAGGCGCAGGCGTTACAACAATTAACGCAGTAACACCAGGCACAACTACAATTACAAGTGCAGGTGCTACACCAGCAAGCCCAGTATTAGCACGTTACAAGGCAGCAGTTTGCGTTAAGACTGGCACTAATGCCTGGACAATTATCGGTGCGGTGGCCTAATGATTGGCGCAATTACTGCAGGCATAACTGGATTAAAAGATGAAAATATTTCTGTTGAATATTTAGTAGTCGCAGGTGGTGGCGGTGGTGGTACTAACCATGGCGGCGGCGCAGGTGCAGGTGGTTATAGAACTGCCTCAGGTTTTATCGCTACACCAGCAATTAATTACACGGTAACAGTCGGCGCAGGTGGCACAGCTGGCCCAGGTGTACAGGGCAATAATTCTGTATTTTCTACAATTACTAGCGCAGGCGGTGGATTCGGCGCAAACAACGTTTCGACAGGTGTAGAGCCTGGTGGCGCAGGTGGTTCGGGTGGTGGTACTCGCGCAGTTACAGGCGGCGGCGCAGGAAACACACCTGCAACTTCACCATCTCAAGGAAATAATGGTGGCGTAGGAAATGGAACTAATACAGGTGGTGGCGGCGGTGCTAGTGCCGTAGGTGCTGTTGGTAATGGTAGTGCTTCTGGTGCAGGTGGCGCAGGCACAGCTTCATCAATTACTGGATCATCAGTCACACGAGCAGGTGGCGGTGGTGGTGGATCTCCATCAACAGGCGGCGCAGGTGGCACAGGTGGTGGCGGTGCAGGTGGTAGCGGTGCAGGTGCTAATGGAACTGCTGGCACAGCTAACACAGGCGGTGGCGGTGGTGGTGGTGGTAGCAGCAGTGCTATCGGCGGTACAGGCGGTTCAGGTATTGTAATTTTGAAATATCAAGATTCGAAAACTATAACAATAGGTGCAGGTTTAACAGGTACAACAGCAGGCCCTAGTGGTGGCTTTAAGGTAACTACAATTACCGCTGGTACTGGAAATGTGAGCTGGGCATAATGGCACATTACGCATTTTTAGATGATAACAATATCGTTACGGAAGTAATTACTGGTATTGATGAAACTGAACTAATTGAAGGTTTAGATACTGAAACTTGGTACGGTAATTTTAGAGGCCAGGCCTGTAAGCGCACTAGCTACAATGGCAATATACGCAAAAACTACGCAGGCATAGGTTTCACCTACGATGAGCTGCGAGATGCATTTATCGCACCTGAGCCTGATAACGCTACAGGTTTCGATGAGAATACCTGCCAATGGATCGTGCCAGATGTCAGCAATTAGTTATAACGGCTGGCCAGCATCTAAAGATGTTGAGTCAATCCGTATCAAGTCTTACCCAGTAAAGGGTACAAAGATTAAGCTGCGCTGCGCATATTTTGCTGCGCCATTACTGGTTGCCTTTGCTGAGCAGTTTAATGAACTGATCGAACCGATTGATGGCGGCACGTTAGACGATTGGGGCTACGCCTACAGAGATGTTAGAGGCGTACCGGGCAAGTTAAGCAATCACGCATCGGGTACAGCCATAGATTTAAACGCAACTAAACACCCGTTAGGCAAGGCTGGCACGTTCCCAGCTGAGAAGGTTCCAATGATTCAGGCATTGACTAAGAAATACGGCCTCAACTGGGGCGGTAATTGGACACGCAAAGACGAAATGCATTGGGAGATTGCACAAGATCCCGTAAAGACGGCAAAACTAATACAAAAATTAGGGCTGCAGTACCTATAAACAATAAGGGCATTTAGGAGTACAACCATGAAAGATCAATTACTAGCTGCTGGCGTGTCATATCTGAGACATGCTGGTACTTGCGCAGCTGCGCTGTACATGTCAGGAGTAACAGACCCTAAGACATTAGCTAATGCTTTTATTGCTGGCCTAATCGGGCCATTATTGCGTGGACTCAACCACAGCGATAAGACTTTCGGCATTAAATAATGACGGCCGCCCAGTCGCTTTTAGCGATAGCCATAGCAATCTGCACCCTTATCGGGTTTGCGGCTGGGCTGGTACGTCATCTCGTTAAGTATTACCTAAGCGAATTACGCATGGACAATAACGGCGGCCATAACCTACGCGGTCGCGTTGATCGCATCGAGGCCAAGGTCGATAGCATTTACGAGATCCTTTTAAGCCGTTAGGCGTGTCGGTTATTGACCGATGTCATAGCCAACCTTTACCCTTTATTTACACGTTAGGCAGGGCTACCTAATTCGGTGTAGCACGGCTTAACCCAAACAAGGGCGAAGTAAATGGATATAGAAAAGGTAGTAGCGTTAGTAATTCTTACTAATATTGGTTGGTTCGTAGTAGGTTGGTCGGTTGGTTACAAAGAAGGCGTTAAAGATGGCTTTAATCGTGGCCGCGCTGCAGGTTTAAGAGCTGCATTTAACTCAGCTACAGAGATAGTTAAAAACTCATGACGTTTAACCTAGATAATTATGAGGATGTCAATAGCCGCATTAAACGGTTTAGAGAAACCCATATCTCAGGCAGGATCATTACTGAGATCGTAGAGCTAAACGTAAAGGATGGTTACGTCATTATTCGTGCCAGCGTATTCCGTGAGCATGAGGATGTAGTACCTGCAGCTGTGGACTATGCATATGAGCTGCGTACTGATCGAGGCGTAAACAGGGATTTCTGGATCGAGAATTGCAGCACCAGCGCAATCGGTCGAGCCATCGGGTTACTAATGCCTAGCGATGCACGGCCTACACGGCAGGATATGGAGAAGGTAGAACGCTTACAGGCTCAGCCTGCAGTAGAGGTTGATCTATGGGCTACTGCTACACCTGCAGTAAAGGTTGATGGCGTAGGTAGTGTTCGCCCAGCTGCGGAAACTATCGCAGACATTAAAGCGCAATTAGGCGGCGAGATCGTAGATGCTGCGCCTATCTGCTCACACGGCCGTATGGTTTACAAGGAAGGCGTGAGCCCTAAAACGGGGCAAAAATACCGGGGTTATACCTGTAGCAGTAAATCACGCAGCGATCAGTGCAAACCAATATGGCTATAACTGAGATGGCGCAGATAGTCCAGGTAATCTTAGATCGATCGCAGGAATTACAGGCAGCAGCTAGTGGGTTTGCCCGTAGTACAGGCGAGAAGGCTAATACACCCGACCATGCTGGCCGCTATAACACTAAGATCAATTTTCATGAGTTCGTAGCTGAGCATAGTGAAGCTGCTGGCGCAGAGATTGCAGTCGCGCAGTACATGGGTATCCGTAATTTTATACCTACCGTAAATACTTTCCACGATGAAGCCGATATAACGCTAGGCAATCTAGGGTTTGAGGTTAAGTGGACTAAGTACATAAATGGGCATTTGATCATCCATAAGGATTACCCACGCCTAAACGATGTGGCGATTTTGGTCTGCAATAAGTCACCCGTTTATCAGATCATCGGCTGGATGCCCGTGCTATGGGCTAAAAAGGCTAAGTATTACAACCCTGCAGATGGTAATTTCTGGGTATCTCAACGTGAGTTATTCGAGATGGATACATTAAGGAAGTCGATCTATGGCACTACTCAGGATTAATTGCCGTGTCTGCGCCAAGATCGGTAGCGGTATGCAAACTCATAAAATCGTAGATGAGTTTATTAACTTGCCGCCTAACGTAGTTTGCGTTCAATGCTTAGGCTGTGGCGTTATGGGCATTGAGATGTTACTCGATACCGAAAGGATGCCCGATACAGATGCCTAGTTACTTATACCGCTGCGATAAATGTGGCGCAGAACTAGAGATGAATCACCCGGTAAGTACACACGGAGATGCCGCACCTTTGTGCTGCAGCTACCCAATGATGCGCGTATTTAGCGCGCCATCGATCATATTCAAAGGAACAGGATGGGGTAAAGATAAATGAGCAATCCAGAGATGCGTACGATATTGCAGGATCTAAGGGAATTACTAGCTAAAGAGATCGAGCATAAGTTCATGCCGTTACATGTATGCCAGGTATGCGACAACATAGCCGTAGGCGCGTTAGTTGAGCAGATCGTTGCCACGATTAGGGGCGATAATGATTAATCCTGATGATTGGAAAATGGCCGAACGCATAGCCGAAAACAGCAAAACACACAGAACCCCACAGGATGTTATTGCGGCCTTTGAGGATCTTATGAAACAGGTAGATTCGGATGATAACGATGACTAAGCGACTGGGTGAACAGTTTTACACAGTTGAGGATAAAGGTGTTTATAACTCATGCTGCGACTCAATACAGTTTAAGTACCTGTGCAAAACCTGTGGACAGAACGCAGGATGCTATTTCTGCAGCTTTAACCCAGATGAAAAGCACGAGTGCGATGAGCTGTGACACGCCCAAGATCACGCGTAAATTGAAATGGATTTGGTGGTATGTGCTACCATCTAGTCTTGTAATAGCATCTATTAATAATGCTTATGCTATTAATAATAATGATATAGAGAAAGAAAAATATAAATTATATTCTCATATCAAACTAACTAACAGTAGGCAATACCTATGCTTAGAGAAGCTTTGGCATTTAGAGTCACGATGGAATCCATTAGCTGATAACAAACACAGTACAGCGTATGGGATACCACAGCTGTTAAAGCTAAAGACTAAAGACCCTTATAAGCAAATAGATGCAGGCCTTATCTATATTGCTAAACGTTATGGCACACCATGCAAGGCTTTGGCGTTCCATCTAAAGACCGGACATTACTGATGGCTAAGCGAGGCGATCCACGCAGTCAACGTAAGTACAAGGCGATCAGGCTTACAGTCCTAGCCAGGGATCAGTACACCTGTTACTACTGCAACCAACCAGCTCATACAGTCGATCACATAATCCCAGTATCTAGATCAACTGAGGCTGAGGCTTATGATCCTAACAATATGGTTGCCTGCTGTAGTCGATGCAATAGTAGGCGTGGATCTCGTAACCAGGCTGTTTTTTTAGCACAAGCGGCTAC